GTTACACGAATATCCATATTTTTTCACGAAAGGGTACAAAAAGATATTAACATTCAAATTTGTAATGGTTTGAAAGTATTTTATTTCCTTACAGATTTGTAATAAAAAAAGTCCCGATTAAAGGACTCTAAACTCGCATTAGAATTTAAACACTCTTAGCACGTCTACTAAGCGATACTTGTAATCTCAAGTCTTCCGGTGCGCTGTTACGAAAAGGAAGCGTTTAGTTGATAATACAAATATAATAAAAAAAGCCACTCAATCAAGAATGGCTTTGAATCGGTAAATTGAATAACCCTTTAATTTAAACCGAAGTGTCTTTACCTAGCGTTATCTTTTGGGTGTCTATTGTTTGAGTCATAAAAGTTTATAATAATGTTTCTAAATAAGAAGCCATTAATGCCGCCCCTGTTGAATTTGGGTGCAATCCATCATCTGAATAAGATGCGCTTATTCCAGTACCACCATCTTTCAATAAAGTAAAATAATCTACAATAGTATAAGTACTAAAAGTACTAGATAGCCAGGCGTTTGCAGTTGTTACGTTAAAAGTGTTTCTAGGTAATAATAAACAAATTAAAACTTCAGCCCCTACACTTTCAAGTTCACTTACAATTTGGGGGTATCTAGTTTGAAAACCGGCATAATCACTAACGACATCATTAGTGCCTACTAATAAATGAACTTTAATTGGTCTAAATAATTTAATAGAATCAATGCAATTTAATACGTTTTCTGTATTGTCGGCCGCACCGGAAAAAATCATCGTTTCTAAACCTAAATCATCCTCAACTATTTTACTGTATCTATTTCCACCTGAGCCGCCCGTGTTATATCCAGACGTAATACTATCTCCAATATAAGCTATTCTAGAATATTTATACCCATCAGAAGAAATTTTAATATTGGAAAAATTAGTCGTTGCATTTGAAGCGTAAACCGTTATTAAACCTGAATTTACTTTTACCTCACCTATAATGGGCGTGTCGTAATTGTATGTATAAGTATATGTCCCGGATTCTGTTGTATCTAAGTTTTCCCAATAAAAAATAACAGAGTTATTATTAAAAGTAGCCCTTACATATAGATTATCGCCTACCTGAGCTGTTATTGCGGTAGCTGTATAAAAAAAAGACCTACCATTATTAAGTAACCTAAACTGAACAGAATCGTTTGAAACAAAACTATAAAGCCCCCAATAAATAGATTGACCTTGCGCTATATTTGTACTTGTGTGTCCGAAAAAAGTTCCAAAAGTAGAGGTGGTTGTGTCACTTAGAGTATAGGTAAATTCAGTAGTTAATTGCTCTGCATTATATTGGTAATCGTCTAAAGTAAACCCATTATTAAAATTACCAGCCCCTCCGGTTAATTCTAAATCACCACTAGTTACATTTATAGCTGCAGTTCCAAAAGTTGTATAATTACCAATTTGAGGAAAAAAATTATCTTCTATTATAACGCCTAGCGGAACAGGAATACCCCCACCTGAAGGGGGCAGCCACCATCTTTGACAATTAGGTATCATGTGAAATTAGTTTGAATGTTCCAAAATAAAGTAGTGCCATCGTAATAGAATCCTAAAATATCTATTGCTCCAACAGCCGTACTTAATGTTATAGCCCCCGCACCTCCATTAGCAACCTTAGATACAGGACTTGTTGGTAATGTTAATGTATAACTTCCGCTACCTCCCTGTATCACTTCTAGCGTTCCGTAATCACCTCTCACTAGATTATTAACAGACAATGTTCTACTTGCCGCTAGTGTTACCTTAGCGTTATAGGCAGCGCTTATATCCCAATTAATAGTGGCTTCGTCCGTTAGCGTTACAGGAGTCTGATATGACATTAAATCATTTAATTTATCAGAAGTTAATCTCAATAACTCTCTCATTGAGCGTAATTGATTTAGTCTTAGTAGAGGTATCATGTGTTGTTGTCTTAAATGTTTGAATTATCAATACTTGATTTAATTATATCTTGCTCACCTTTCATATACTGCTTGGTCATCTCTGCTTGTGCCTTAGCTGCATTAACTTCCTTAGTTACTTCACCCTGCAAGATTATGTTGTCTTTTTCGTTTTTCTGCAAATCCTCCCTCGTTTCAGTAGCAATCTGTAACTGAGTTTGCAACTGTGCTTCTTGCATCTGAGCTTGTGCCTGTTGTTGCATCTCCTGTTGTTGTTGTGCAATAGCATTCATTCTCTCCATAGCCTCTCTTAAAAATGCTTTCTTCTGCGCTAAAGTCTCCGCCAACATCACATTCATTACATCCATAGTGTCAATAGTCTTAGCATTGATAGCAAGTTGCATCACTTGGTCTATCTTCTGACTTATCTCCATGTAAGCACTTCCATCCTCCACAAATACCCCGTAATCTCTATATCCTATCTCCTTTGTAATTTGTAAGAAACTGAATTTCTCAGAACCTAATATCTGCTCTCCCTTATCTAATTTATAAAATGCCCAACTTATGGCAGAAGCATTTATAATCTGTTGTAACACTCTCTTAGTATATCCTGAGTAACCATAAAACAGCGCCTCAGTGATAGTTCTTGAATTACTTATATCTGATTGTTGGGCAGTAGCCGTTGAACTAGCCGCCGTTTGTCCCATTCGATTTTCGTTAATCCCTGTAATCTGATTTAATTCATTACGAATATCATTTCTCAACGTTACTAAATAAGCGAAGTTATCACTCAACCCTAAGTCAATAGTTTTGATAATATCGTTTGGATTATAACGGCTTCCATTTTGCCCCGCTTGTGCTGAGTCAATGTCTAAAATACCATCATTTGTTATCTTATGAATAACATTATCTAGCGTTTGTAATATTCCTAATCCTGCTCTATCAAGCGTAATTACCTTACCCTTTGCTCTTACAACGTCTTTAAGAATCTGATACATGATAATGTCATATATGTTCTCAAAGTTCTCTACCACCTGTTGCAATGATACTGTAACCCCATCAGTTCTTCCGTGTACATACCCTACATAAGTAGAAGATAGTACATGAGAAGGTTTATCAGCCGAATGCTTTTGGAAATATGTCGGGCGCATATTAATATCAATAATACCGCCAATTCTTGTAGCTTCATACTCCTCTTCTCTCCACGTGGTTTCTATTTCATACACTCCCTTAGCTACTTGAGTGTCATGGTAATCTTTATTCTTTTCGTATTTAATAGTATCGAGTTCCAACCTGCGAGTTGGTTTATCTGGCTCTAATAATAACTGAGTGTTTGTTGATTGAACAATCTTATAGTAAGTAGGGGTAACAGACTTCCATACAATGTGAATAACAGCTACTTCTAACTGCCCTCCATTATCACGCATATAGCCTCTACCTTGTCCACCTACACCCCACCATGCAGCAGGATTTTTGCGGGCTGTTTCTAGCTTCTCTCTTTGCTCAGAAGTTAGTTTATACTTCATTAAAACCGTATGAACAGGAAGCCATTTACGACATCCCATAATAGGGCTTTTCTCCATATAATCATCACCTTCAATAGCTTCAAAAATAGCATCTCTTGGGTCTATATTCCAAAACTCAATGCTGCCATCTTCTACTCTTTCTATCTGTCCGTAAACGTAATTTGTAATCTCACAATTCTTAAATCCATCCGCCAATTTCTTCTTTAAATCAAGCTCTTTCATTTGATTGTCAAGAATGATTTGCATCATATCTTCAGCCTTATCCTTAAACGACATCTTCTTCCAAATAGGGTCATCTTCACTTTCAGGAATAGGTACACCCTCCATTAAGTCAACGCCCGTATGTTGTTTGATTGTATTAATCTCATCCTTTGCTAACATCGCCCCAACCATTCTATCGTATTGACGCATCTTTTCAGACATAGCCTCAGAGTTAGTTGTGGTAACAGTAGCCGCTAATGGACGTTTAAGAAATTCACCGTGAAGTAAATCTATTTTTGTTCTACCTAATCGGTAAGGAATGTATGCTGCTTTATCTTGCTCACCGTATCGTTTAATTAACCAATCAAGTGAGCCTTTAGTCTTGATTCCGTTATAACCCATCATTAAACGGGTCATTCTATCTCTAGCTGTATTTCCGAATGTTAATACATCCTCAGCGTATGAAAGATGTTCTTTTAGCCAAGATTCTGTTTTGTCCTTGGTCGGGATGTCTTGGCGAGGAAAAATCCAACTCATGCTTTGAATGTTAATAGGTTTCTCAAATGTATATAAATATTTTAAATTATTGTAAACAAGTTTTCAATATACTATTGTGGTGGCCCAAACATATCCCACATCAAATCTGAATCTTCTTGAATGTCCTTTAAAGTGCCCCCGCCTCCCTTTCTTCTCAAACCCCCTCTACCATCATCCTCGAATTGTGTTAGCTCAAATCTATTATTCACTACATTCTCCTCCATGTTCTTAGGTTTTATCTCACAGCTTATATCCTGCATTAAAGCTATTCCATAAGCATCCGCCAAGTCATTATCACTTCCTATCTCCACTTGATCGTAATTACCTAATTCATTTATCAGCGCAGGAAACCATATCAAATGACCGTAATCTTCTATATGTGTTTCCATTAAACTTACCATTCTTGGTTTAGAAAACCCTGTAAGCGCCACTCCCTTTTCGTGTGTTTGCCCTGAATTTTCAGATTCAAACTTCTTAGGTCTATCCGCCAAATAATGCCACAGCCCTGCATTTTCAAAGTGAGTAAATATAACTCCATTAGCCTTATCTATTAATACATTATTTACTGCATTGTACAACACCGATAACTTAATACATAACTCATAAAATGTTTCTCTACGTTTAGGACGACATCTAATAGCTGCAACGGGCTGTTTGGTAGTTCTATTTAACGCCAAAGCCGCCCCTAATGATTTAGATTCCTTTGATTCATTCTGGTCATAACTGTCAATACCAATCACTATATTGTTCTTAAATGATTTGCTCGGTAACTCCCCATCAATTATCCACACACATTCATCAGGGTCTTCATGAGCCTTTAACGGCACACATTTCACTTCATAAGGGATTTTAGCCACCTTAGTCTTAGCATCTATCACCCATTCCAACTTATACTTAGTCCACTTTGGATGGGTAAGTATGTTAATCTCGTGCATCTGCTTATTAAGAATGTTTGTGTTGAAGTTGTTTACAATAGTCTTTCTGAAAATCTCTTCTTCATTAAGTGGGTTGTTCTGTAAATCTTCATTGTAAGACTTTAAGTTACCACCCTCTAAAAACTTCTTTCTTCTTTCTATAATCCATCTCTCAGCCGCCACTCTATCTTCTACACCTATTAATTCATAAGGTTTATACTTCTTATACAACTCAGTATCTAAAGGTAATCTTCTCTCACTCTCTCTTGCCCCGCCAAAGTAAAACATCCTTGTTGCAGGAATTAAGAATTTTTCAAACCCTAAAGCATCAGCCGAGTGCCACGCTTTCTGAAAATCTTTAGAGCCTTTATTTACGTTACCGCCTGTATTGTGTGTTATTATGCCATTAGCAATGTAAGTATTTGTTGTAGCTGCTGTTAAATTATATATAGGTTTCATTCCTATACATTCAACTGAAATTACTCTTTCAAACCTAAGCCCTTTATGTGCATTTGATTTTCTATTAGCTGTGCCTTTATTGTAAAATAAGTTTTTTATTGATTTCTTAAACTTATCTTGCTTTCTTTTTATCTCAAAGTGTATGTTTTCGTAAAAACAAACTATACTTTTTCTGTCCTTTATAATTAAATTATAGTGCCCGTTAACAGATTTAACCAACTTATTATTTGGATTTGGTTTTTCATACATTATATTAGAGTGAACTCCTATCTTCTGTAAGATAAATCTCATTTCATCTAATAAGTGATAGTGAGCAGAAGTTAGCTTTAAAAATGTTTCTTTAGTTTTATCATTCGTGTAAATACAACCGTCTGCATCAAAATAACCTCCAATAAATTCACAAACGTCTTTTTTACAATAAGTGTGCAAATCATTAGGCAAATGTTTATTCTCCTTGGTTTGCCCTAGTATTCCAGCATCTTTAAATGCATCTCTAAGATACACTCCGTTAATTCTAAATTTCTTTAACTCTCTACCGTCTTTTGTTGGAGCTTTATAATCAACCCTTGTTACATACTTAGATGAAATGTAATCATAAACCTCAATATCAGCACTAGCCATTTTAATATTAAAACACCCGTTTTTTCCAATTCCATAAGACCCGTCTCCAACCGCCCATCCTATTATTCTTGGCTCAAACATCCTCCTATTGCCCCATACATTAACTTCTTCTGCTATCGCCACGCAATCTGATATATGGACATCTTTAGCCTCTACAAATCGCAAATGTTTCTTATAGTGAACCCTGTTTTTATTGTCTAACCTAATCCTTGACAATATCGGATGATCTTCACTACATTCTAAGTGCCTACCGGTATGTGTGGTTATCCTGTAACACATTTTTTCGGCAGGCGGTTGCCAATATGAAATAAACTCCTTAGAAATATCCCCTTTGTCTACATCAAATCCTAATATGCCATTTTCGTGTTTTAAATCCTCTATATTTACAAAATTGCCGTAATTATCCCATACTTTAGTTCCCGCACACACACATCCAAAACTCGTCATCGTTCCTACTTGTTTGTTACCCGACATTAAACAGTCTTTAGTAGCTGAAAAGAACTCTAAGAACTTTTCAAACTCTCCTATCTCTTCCGCAATAACATCGTTCAAATACAATCCCTTAAACATATTAGGGTTGATATGCATTGTTCTTGCATAGATAGTATTAAACGTTCCCTTATCCTCAAAATCACCATAGTCATTTCTTATGGTATATCCTGCAATAATCTCGTTATCATTATCAGTTAATTTCTTAGTTGAAAATTCAGGTGGTAATCTGCTATCCGCAAATCTCCATTTAGCTAAAAAGTCATCTACATAAGTCTTATTCCCTGCTGCTACACCCGCCTTATATCCTTCAGAAAATCTCCATCCATAATCTACAATCATTGTACTTGCAGCCTCCGAGATACCCTTTCTACGTCCCTTAGCGCAGATCAAATTACGCCCGTTAATCTTACAATACTCAATATAGTAAGCAAGTTCTAAATGTAAATCAATCATATCGGGAGTCACCACACCCTTAATGGTTGACATCTGCTTATAATTCATATAGTAATAGAATCGTCCGGGAATCCATATCCCTTTAATCTCTATACCATTAATGATTTTATACATCTCTTCCTCCCAATACCTCTGCCATTCAAGCGTTCCTATAACATTAGGAAATCTCTTTGAGTCAGCATATTTAGGGACGCCATCTATCACCGCCTTATTCAAAGCGTTCATAAATCCTTTGGGTTTTATTATCGGAAATTGTGGGATGCCTATCATCGTTTAGCTACTACTGAATCAAAATGTTTCTTATTAGACATCATATCTTCTAATAAAGATAAAGTCATCTTTCCTTTCAACACGCCTTTCTTTTGCACCTCTTCGTCATACTCTCTCTCATACACTTGAATGTTTTTTCTAAGTAAGTCAATAGCCTTAACTGTCTTTTCGATGTTAGATGCGGATGTGTCTTCTTGTAGTACTAATAAAAGAGAATCTATCTTTCTTTGAAACTGTCTAGCCGCCTCAACCTTCGGGCTGTATTGTAAAGATGTGTAATCGTGAATGGCTATCTTAATACGTTCAGATTCTATTAAGTCATATTCATTATCATCAAATGCGTGTTGCATTGCTCTACGCTTTCTCTCGTGGTCAGGGAACTGTTTATAAGGGCTGTGATAGTCAGTGTATAAAACGACATAAAGCAGCTCGTCGCTGCTTAGTACTGATAATGAAGGGCAAAGTTTCACAACTTCGGGATGAAGAACCGCCAACTTCTTATCAGTGGCTGATTCATCAATGTAAAATAAGTAACTCATATACTATCGCTTTTTAATTATATCTCTACACATATCGTAATACAATCTCATTTCTGTACTAGCATCAACCATTAATTTCTTTAATGTTATGCAACAGCACTTCTTTATTTCGTCGGTAGTAAGATTTTCAAACTCACTAAACTCCCAATATAAGTCCTCACTGAATTGATGAGGACTACCTTGTGGGAATGTTTCTTTTTTAAAATTCATATAGCTTAATAGGTTCTACAATATTTAATATTTGTTGTTTGTGAGTTTCTAAAAGCAATCGCACATCATTCTTCATGTAAATTACAGGAATCTTATAATGTTGCATAAAGTCATTAGGTGGGATAAAATGAATCCATAACTTTCTCACTCTTCTGCCTGTCAACTGCTCGAAAAAATAAGCGTAAATGCTTAACTGTAAAGAGTACTTAACAAAGTTACAGTCCTGTAAATGGTCAATAGGGGCGTACATTCTTTTTTTATAATCACTGTGATAGTAAATTCCTTTACTCACATTAGTCTTAAAGTCTGCAATGTCAACCTCCGAATCCTTCCGATTACTCAACACGCAAACCTTATCTGCTGTTCCTGCTAACCGATAGTCATTGTTATACAAACAAATCTCATCGTGGTTTTGATGGTAATCCTTGTACTCTGCCGAAATACTTTTAATAGCATCAGCCATGTGAGCGTTCTCTGCTAATATCTGCCCTGTTTGACTATAAAGTTCTAAAGCATTATGAATAGCCGTTCCGTGATTAGCAGCCGCCCTACCCTTCTCCTTCCATTGCGCCCTCGTTTCTTCATTAGCCCTTGCATAAGCAGGAGTGTCTTCAAACTTCTCAGAGAACAATCCAAGAAACTTAGTAACAGATAAGTACTGCTCCCCTGCCATATTTTGATAAGTATGGCTTACTGGTTCGAGCGTAACGTTGTTCGGAAAAAGTGTATGTAGGCTCATTAGAATGCGCTCCCCTCTTCTTTAACTTTCTTTTCTTTCTTACCCTTAACAGGAATGTCAATAACCCCTTCCCCTACTTCAAATTCAACAGTCGATTCCTCCTCGATAATTTCATCTTCATCCGTGTCAATTTCAGCACCAAACTTAGCATTTAAAGTCTTGTTCATGTAATCTTTCTGCCCCTGTTCATCCATAGCCTCAAATTGCTCCTTAGTCATGTTATGGTCTTTTCTTGCTTCTAACCAACGTAACATCATCTCTCTATCTGATACTACTTTCAATCCATCTAAGTAAGCAGTAGCCTCCACCTTTAATTCCTCAATAATAGCTCTCACGTCACCAAATCCTTCATAGTCATCACTCTCTTGTACCTTACAAGTTTTTAGTTTGATCCTTTTTTCTCCAAATACTTCCATCTCTCCACTAAGTAAGAATGAATCATTGTCAAATTCAATACTTGAAATTTCTGTTTCTAAGATTAATGTGTTTTGTTCAGCCTCCGACAATCTGCTGTTGTTTATGTTACATACATCGAGCAAGTGAACACGCAAGTCTTTAAATAGCTTCTCCATATCTCCGTGAATTGGATTCTTGCGTTTCTCAATAGTCTCATTAAGGAAGGGCCGGTTGTTCTTGAACGTCTGTGTTAAGAACGAAATTTCAGCGCCTTTAAATCCGTTTGCCGTTAGCGAAATCTTTTTGATATTCATATTATTTGTTTTTATTTGTTTATTTATTTGTTGTTTCAGGAAAATCACACAGCCCTTTATCTGTCAATGTCGTTACGCTTAAATATCCAATAGTTGCTCCTGTAACAGGGTCTTTAAATGGCGACATACTGCGGTCATCTACACCATATAATAAAAGTCTAAAAATAGTAAAATAGCACTTTCCGTAAAAGTCGTTTTTAATTTCATCTGTAAGGTTATCCCCCTCCGTTGACTGATAATTTATCGCTAACGTTTTATTTCCATCCTTAAATTCTAAACGGCAACTAATATGCTTATCAATTTCTGTTAAAGACAAAACATACTCCCATCCATTGTACTCTGGATTAAAAAGGGTATCACTAATCGTAGAGTTTAAGTCCCCTATTAAATTTTCTAATTTTTCTTTGTAGTTTTTCATATTTATTAATTAATGTTGGTAATCTTCTGTTGGTCTATATGTAAAGTTAATCAAATAATCAGCGTCCGATACTGTATCAAGTAAAATAGAAGGGTCTAATGTCATTGTACTTACAAAGTCAAAACTATCTACCCAAAATCTTTGTTGCTCGTATTCGCTTGATGATGCCATTTCAAATCTGTGATAAATTATTAAACATTACTTTCCTTACAAATCTGTGACAATTAATTCATGCATATCTCTATCCATAAATAACCGCCATCCATTATAGGAATCCTTACACTTATACCAATTATTGTCATAATACTGTTATATGTCTACAATTCAAATTATTGAAAAACTTAGTAGCATCACTAGCGCTCACCCTCCCCCTCAACTCAAACTCTATCTCTACCTCGTCACCCGCATTTATCTCATCCAAAACAGTCATCCTTGGCATCTTACCCACAATGTTAAATATTATAGGCATCCCCTCAGTTGGTTTGTAATAGTCCTCAATAGTAATTACAAAGTTCCTAGCAAACGTTCCTTCCTTTATTTCCCTGATAATCTGAGATTCCTTAAATCTCCCACTTATTTTATATGTCATATTAATTAGATTTCTTTATGTTCAAAAAGAAGTACATTTTCACGCTTATACCTATCGTACCCCATCTTATTCTTAAATAGAATAGTCTGAGTGACACACTTTCCATCCGCCCCGATGCCAACAACTATATCCCAAAAACCTCCTTTAGACGTATCAAAAGCATAGTTCTCAGCACTCATATAAGGGTCATTGCCTTGATAGCTGAAAAGCTCGTCTATGGCTGCATAGCTGTCGTAAATTCCTATAATTTTATACCTATATATATGTGCGGCTGTTAGCATATTTTAGTAATTATAAAGATTAATAAAGCTGCTATTACACAGTATAAAAACATCCTTCCTGCATTAGGGTCTATGTTGTGGCTCATTGTACTCATATTGTAAATTTAGTTATTAAATTGATTTATTCCAAGTTATAAATTGTCCTACTCTGTCATCCGCCAAGTTCGTGTCATAATTATATTCGTAACCTTCCAAACACTCCAACACCTTATCCATAAACTCCAAATGGTCATCGTAATTGCCATCCTCCTTCTTACAATTATCCACATTCATCTGAATAATTCCTGCTATTCTATTCTCCGCCTTAGCCTCCAACCTCATCAATACTTTCTCAAATCTCTTCTTCTTAGCCAAGCATTCTTTCTTCGCCTGCTTAGTCCCTAGCACATTCTGACCTGCTATCTTCTTTAACTCACCAATTAGATCGGTGGAGTCTACATTCTTTGTCTCTATCAAATTTAGTAAAAATCTTTGTATAAATTCTTGAAATCTTTTATCAAAAGGCTCTTCTTGTTCTTGTCCGGTGGAATCATATCGTTCCCTCTTTTTCTCATTACCTAACACTGAGTAGGCTTTAGTTATTTCTGTCATCTTTTCGTTGTCCCCTCCCTTGTCAGGGTGGTTTTCTGAAGCTTTCTTTCTATAAGCTTTCTTAATATCTTCGGCGGTTGCCTTTTTATCCACCCCTAAACTGTCATACAAACTTTTAGCCATATTACTTATACCTTTTAATTTCTACTTTACCACCACTCCTTTTAGTTACTAAGAACATAGTTCCCCACTTTTTCATAAATCCAATCGCTCGCTGTCTTATAGTATATAAATCTCCTAT